CTTTAACACAGCCGGCGCCTTGGACATCGACATCTACTGCAAATGCGAGTAGGACAAATGTATTCAAATTGTATACGGATCAGACTGGCACTCAGCGGCTCAATTCTATCATCGCTCAAATGAAGACACTGCCTGGTCTTACATGGGAAGGTGTTTATGACGGGTCAACACCTCTGGGAGGTACGCCGCCTTTACCGGCAAAGGCGTAACGTCGTGACTTTATTTGGTGATAAATCTAGAAATTAAGAAGGTTCTTTGAACTTCCTTAATTTTAGTCTAACGGCTTAGAGATTCATATCTAAGAAATGGAGATGTTAGAACAGACCCACTGTTTGTATCCAGATCTTGAAAAACAGATTACAGACTGGATTCATACGCGATCTGTTCCGGCTGCGCTTCTCCTTGGATCACCTGGTGTTGGAAAAACAACCCTTGCCCACAGAGTATTTGAAGCCTGTTCCCTAAAAATTCTAGAATTCAATGCAAGTCATACGCGTAGCGGTACATCCTTTCGTAAAGTTATTGTGCCTCTTCTCCGAGAGGGTGGTATTCTTCACATGGTAGAAACAGGAAAGAAAGGGGGTATTGGAATTCTCTTAGATGAGATCGACGGTCTTAGTAACGGTGAGCGCGGCGGTCTACAAGAATTATTGACATATTTAAAGTCGCCTGAGGCACTTGTCGGTCGTCCTCTTATTCTAATTAGTAATACGCTTGATACACGTGCTCTTCAACAGATTGCTAAGCATTGTTTAACACTGCGTATTGATGGTGCTAAGAAGTCTATTCTAGAGGAGTGGCTGGGACGCTCTATCCCAGATGGAATGACAAAAGATCTGCGTTCTCTCCAGCGCCAATTGTCTGGATATGAGAAGGCTGAAGAGGAGATTGTTGTTCCAGAGGGTGTTGTTCCAGTTGCGTGGTGGTCTATCTGGCAGGATTCAGATCCGAATCTTGAACTGGATATTGAAAATAACGAGGGGAATTTGGCCAGCCTAATCAGTCTGGAAAATCTGCCTGAACGGATCGAAGCACATTTTGGCTCAACACCAGAAGCGTGGAATCTGTATATGTCTTTATTTGAAGCATATCGCACATCAGACCAGGGTGATTTCTGGGCATTTTTCTACCAGTGCTGGAATATTCTACCTCTAAGTCTTAAACTCAAACTCAAGCATATTAGTATGCGTTTATCTGAAGAGGCACCTACTGATGCCCAGCCAATCGATATCGATAAGATGCGCTATACACCTGTTCTTACAAAGCAATCTGCTATGTTTAATGCGTGGAAACTACTCTGCGAACTCTCGGATACGCACAAAGCCCCTGTTAGAATGTCTCCTATGTATGCAAATACAGAACTTGCCAGAGGCGGGATAAAACCCGATAGAATTCGCCGCTTAGAGGCGATTTCTATACAGAAACTGTATAATAGTTTAGCCTAACTAATTTAAAATAAATACTCATAGTATATGAAAGGATTAAATTCATTTATTGCTACGATGATATTTTACATAGTCTTATCCTATCTACTCATGCCGTTAGCCTTCTATTATTTTGTTGAAAAAACACTCATGAGTGCTGGCAATGGCTTTGTTGCAGGAAGCATTTTATCAGTCATCCTTTGGTTTTCATTCCGCTCTTCAATAACGTAGTGACTTTATTTTAACGAAGTCATTGCTTCGTTAAAATAAATATCCAACGACTAATATGGCTTAACCAGCATTCTCCATTTCATCCGAATGAACTAACTTATAAACACTCAGAGGCTCCTTCCGTCCAAGACGATAGGCGCGTCCGAGAATCTGTTTCTCTTCCTCCACATTCATGGAATGAAGAAGAATAATATGCGTAGCCGCTGTAATTGTAAGTCCTGCGCCAGCGTGTGTACTGTTCAGGAGTAAACAGCGCAACTCTCCACGCTGGAATAAATTCAGTGTACTTTGAATCATATCCTTTGACCCCTTCACTTCGCGCACTCCCATAATACCTACCCCCTCTAATTCGGCAGTAATCTGAAGAAAAGGATTATCATAACGACTAAAGACTAAAAATTTTCCAGTTGGATTCTCCTTAAATAAATTAATCAGGGCCTCTTTCTTAAGAGGTGGCTGGTGAACTTCCTCTTTTGGTGTTACAGTTTCCATTACATTTGTCTCAGTAATTCTCTTAAGTTCAGTAGGATTTGTAATCTTGCGACACAGAGGACAGTCGAGTTTACGCGCTAAACTCTGAAGCATACACGCAGCACAAAAAATACGCTGGCAGCATTTCGTAAGAACAGCATCTTGCGGTTCATCAAAACAGATAGGACATACCTCCTTCTGGTAGTTTTCAATTCGCTCTTTGATACTACTGATCTGCTCTTCCAGATGAGAAATCTTGGATCTAAGAATTGCTAGAGCCTCTTCCTTCGCCTGGGGTGTTGAATACTCTCTTTCAGCCTTATATGCGTAATCACGTCGCAGTTGCGCCAGTGCCTTCATTCTGTTCTCAGTTACAGCATCAACTAAACTGGTTGTTTGCTCAGATCCAACACCCAGCAGTTGGAGCGCTGACTGAATATCTCCAGCGTGTAAGAAATTTCTGACTTCATTTGAAATAACACCAGATACAACTTGATATGAAATAGGGGATCTACATAAAATAGTATGACGATGAAGAGGTGGTAGAGAGATAGATTCAGAAATAAATTTAGAACTACAGCGAATTACAAGATGCCCGCGAAGAGGATGATTTGGGAGTAGTATGCGTCTAAAGAACGGAGCAGATACGATATGATACCGAAAGGTATAATAAGGATTGCGACTTGCATAATTAGAACGAAACTGTTCTGTAAAATCTGGATGATATTTGGACCCTTCAGAAAATACTTGTGTCTGTAATAAATGATAACCAATCCACAGATTAATTCCAGGATACAGTAGATTCGGCCAACTCGCACTGACTAACCAGAGGAATTTTGTCTGGGGCAGCGGAAGTGAACCTGGTATATGAATTGAGTCGGCTTCGTCTATATACACACGTTTAAATCTTACAATTTCAGATGTTTTATTTATAAAATCTCTATACAGTGTATTTGAAATTAAAATAACATCCGCTTCATTTATATTCGTCCAGAACTTCCCCTCTAAATTACGTTTGGTTGTTACATAAAATGCTTTTAAATTTGTCTGATCTTTGATATAACCACACCACTGTCTATAAAGAGTATGGGGAACAATAATAAGACACGCATTACAGTCAGACAAATCAGTATATGTCTGCTTTTCCATGCTATATAAATAAGGAGAGCAGGGCATAGAAAGACGCGGCATCTTAGGTGAAAAGGCTGTAGCCGCTTTCAAATGTGCTATTTGTCCAAGAATAGATAAACTCTTCCCAACACCGACGCCATCTCCTAGAATAGACCAAGATCCATAGAGTGTCTGGCCTGAAATATCCATTCCAGATGAAAGTCGCTTTTCCTGTTCAAGCATAGAATGAACTGCAGCAGCCTGGTGAGCACGCAAAGGTACTTTCAAATGAATATTTGCTGTTTCAACGCGTAGTGCTTCATTTGTTAGTTCATTTAGATATGGCTGATTTAATATTTTTAAAGCAACTGAACTTTGTTCTGTAATAAAGGTACTCATACACTAAACGACAAGTCTGTTTGTCGTTTAGACCTTTAAAATCAGGCAGATGCAAAAAACTCGCGAAGTTCAGAATCCTTAATAAACTCTCTTAATTTTGCTGTTGTCTTCTTAACAAAAGGATTTGGTTCTTCGCGCATCTTCTTCTTATCAAAAGTATTTTCACTATGACTCATAACAAGCATTACACGTCTAGGATCGAGTTGGATCATAGGATTCTTATAATTTTCAAGAAACGACCGCTCTTCAGCATGTGTTACTGTCTCATCATATAGATGTGTAGTAGCATAGGATTTACGCCAAGCCATTGTACCATTTGTCGCATGGTTCGCATGATAAGGGCCCAACTTATAAATTTCCTTATTATCTGAATAATACATGAAGATCTCAGAACTACCTGCCAATTCAATATTGGGCCGCCTCTTGAAAGCAGTTACAGCAGAAGATACACGTTCTGGAAAATAGAAATCATCATCGTCCATAGCAACTATGATTTCCCCCTTTGACTCCTGATTCAGACGATTTCTCTTCGCACCAATATTCTTCTTCTCTTCGTCATAAATATAGCGTAAATTCGGTAGTTTAGATATGTGCTCTAAAAATATGTCCTCCACCTTATCACTTCCATCATCAAGAACAATCCATTCCATGCGATCTTGAGGATAAGTTTGCGATAAGAAACACTTAATTAGACTAGGTATGAATCTTCTTCTATTGTATGTCGGTGTAATCACCGATACAAAAGGAAAATTAACTTCATGAGTAGTCTCCTTCTTCTCGGCCATCTGTAGTTTCTACGCGAGATTTTATTAGGCCGCCACAAGGGCTCATGCCGCTGCATTTTTGCTAATTGTCTCTATTAAAGAGGTTACAGCAGGTATCGGCGCTACTTGAGCCACGTTACTAGCAATTACAGCCTGAACTGCCGCCTCAGGTACAGCAACTGCTGTGGCCACGAACTGAACAGGTAAGGGTTCGACAAAAAGTGATTTATATGAAAAGAGACCCACTGAAGTACCTTCAACTAGAGGTGCTAACACTGAATAGAATTTAAATGGTTTATTTTCAATCGAATTTTTTATAGCAAATATATATGAAATAGGAAATAATATGGATCCATAGATAAAATAATAGAATCTCATATAAGGCGGTAAGGCAATTGCTCCATTACTAGCAAGAGATCCGCCAACTAGTCCTAAAATAACTATGATAAGCCAAAATAAGATTGTTTTTACTTTTTTATATAACTTACTTACAAGTTTAGTAATTGAAACTTCCCCTTTTGCCTCAGATGCTAGTTTTGCCTTCTTTTTCTGTTCCGTTTCAGCCTTCTTTGCTACACCTTCTTCCTGCGCGGTCTGTACAAGATTATTTATTTTTGCTGATATTTCTGCCTTCTTTCCTAGGATCGCACTAGGACTTAGACCAGATGAGGATGATGTAAATGACTTGGATTCTGCAAGTAACTTATCAAGTTCAGCCTTCGTAGAATCGCTGACACCGGGAATTTTATTAATGATTGCCTTTGTACTATCTGCCTTTGACACAATATCACGCAAACTATTCATTGAATCTTCTGCCTTCTTACGAAAATCGGCAAAAAGAGTATCTGCTTTTGGATCATAAAGAGATGAAAATATTTTATTACCTAGTAGACTCGTAATGTCCATCTGGCCCCTTCTAACAATAAGTATTATTTAGAGCGCGTACTTCAAACCGCCCATACCTGATGCGACTTCAAAGAAATTTATATTCTCTACATAAATCTGTAAATTGTATGTGTAATTTGTATCTACAGGAAGAGGGTATACATCGACTTCCACTTGGAAATTACGAATGCGACTTGCATTTATACTTCCTGATGGCTGTGATGTTGAAGTATGAAGAGCAAATGTATAAATGGGAATGAGCGTCTTAGGAGAGCCTGTTATATATTTAAACGGTGTGATCTTCGTAAAATAATCGATCGGCTTCTCTTCTTGGATTTCATTTCCATCACATAACACACGTAAGTTACGAAGAATATTCATCTGTCCTTGAGGTATTAGTAAACCAGATGAAAATGCGCTTGTATTAATTGGCGTTTGCCCTGGTGTAGGTAGATAAGGCGGGTGCGGAAAATTCCACCAGTTTGTAAAGTTTGAGAAATCATTACGTGCTGCATTGTCAGATCGTTGAGGTACAAATAGAAGACGAGTAATTGGATTATGAGTCTCTAAATCTAGAAGTTGCCGATTACTTAGTCCAAGAAATGGATAGGATGTCACTTGATAAAAGAGATAAGAAAGTTGGGTTGTAGCAAAAATGGTTTGTTCCTCTTTTGGAAGATAGACATAGGTTGATTGAATACGAGGATTGATAAACCAAGAATTCAGCGCAGGAACACTGGATCCGAAATCAGTTAGAAAGTTTCGGATCTGTCCAGATAAATCTGTGGTGGTTCCATAACTAGGATTATTTGTACGAATCGATCTTATATCAGATGCCATCCTCATATTTGGTGATACGCGAAATCCTGATATATCCAGATATGTATAGAGTTGTTCAATCGGATTCAGCGTGATCTGTACTTCACAGTCATGAAGTTGTAAGCCAACAAGAGGGAATGCTTGTGTAGTTGTCTCTGTAAACCAGAATGGAAGAGGGACATGAATATCCTGTCCAAAAATAGAGGGGCGATTCGCTTGTCCTGACGGATATACGCTTGGATAACCTGTTGAATTAAGGCCTCCTGCGTAGATTCCTTTTGAAGGATCGACAAGTTCGTTTGTATCGCCAACAAGAATCCTCCATTTTTCAAACTTATCGACATCATAATCTGCTAATGCTTTTGCCATTATATATGTACCATCAAACTCTTGTATTTTCTGACCACCCACATAGAACGCAGCATTATTAATAATAGCCGCACCTAGATACCTCACCCATTGGAACTGGAATTGTGATGTGCGACCTGCAGAAGGTGTTACATATTTGCTGTAAATATCAGGAATTCGAAATGTGAAATACATGTCTGAAAGAAGATCGCCAACTCGTTGTATCTTTAATCGTAGTTTAATCTCCTTATCAAAGAAGAGTTCATTCGGTCCATCCATTGCATCCGTAACACTCTCAAACGCAAAATGACTGTATCTGCGAAATGCCTTAA